ATAGCGGCAACAAACGTGATGCTGACCATTTTGCTGAGACAATGCGTATGGCTTACTCCTATCGCAATGTTGACCGCTCAATTATGCGTCAAGAATTCCTCAAAACAAATGTTTAATTAAGGAACACGTATGAAAACAAACACTACTAAATTTAAATTTGACAAATGGAAACCCAATACCAAAACAGTGCCTAAATCAAAGAAACCTATAGACCATTGTGCTCCAGTAGCAGACAATGATAGGTTTGTAAATATTCAAGACCGTGACATGGATATGATTGAACGCCGCGGTGATGAGATTTTAAAGAAAATTAAAAAATATAATACAAAACTTACAAAATTAGGTAAGATTAGAAAACTGGGTAGGTCTAACACACCGAGACCAGTAATAGTGAAAATGAAACAAATTATGTTTCCTATTACTATACAACGTCCAGAAAAAGAAGACCATATCATTGATGGTATTATCGTACCATTTGATGCAAACTTTTTTGGTATGCCATTAGCAGGATATGATCCTATCAGAGATAAGTATGCAGTAGATGAAGGACAACAACGTTTATTGGCATTGCGAGATAGAATCCGATTAGGATTAGAACCTGATTGCAAGCCTGAAGACTGGGAAGATTATGAGGTTTGTCTACAAGTTATTGACCTTGAAGTAAAAAATGGGGTAGTTGATTATAGTCCACTACGATTACGTTTTATCATTGAAAATGACCGTAAACTTAAAGTTTCTGATTTTGACAAATTAAAAAATGAAGTGCATGGTAAGTTAACTGATAGTCCTAATAGTCCTACGTTACCGGAATATGAAAAAGCTGCTGAACGATATATAAAATTGAAGAAAAAAGGATTAACACCAGTAGATTCTACTGATGAGGGAGAGGCTAATAAAGCAGGTGCATTTGGTGCAGTTCGTTACATTCGTAATAATAAATTGACTAATGAAGATATTGATAATATCACGGACTTTTTCTATGATTATTTTAGACATGAGCCAATGTATGATATACAAGTATTACCCATACAATGGTTACATAAGCAAAATAAAGAATATCATTGGTATGATAACAAAGATGCTAAAAAGGTTGCTGAGTTTGAAAGATTCAAGTTTTGCCTAAATGCAACCTGTGCAGTAAAAAATGATTTTGGTGAGTGGATGTATTTTGCACGTGACATTTGGGCACGTAGAATGAAGCGACTTAAATCTAATGATAAGATTCCTGATGATTTTTCGTTAATTTTACTAATTCAAATGACCGCTAAAGCGGGCTACACATATCCCGGAATTGATCCATCTTGGTACACATCATATACTGATGGTGTTAGTAGCTGGGATATTTTGCGTCAAGAAGAAAAGGACTTGTTTGTATGAGTACTACTGTAAGGTTACCAGCAGATTTGGCATATATTGCTAATATACATGATAAAAGAAAATCAGGTAAAACACGTTCCTTTTCACGTAGATTTGGTAGAAGCCAATATAATCAAGGTGGTTTTGATAATACTATATATGGTGCTTATATATGTGAAAAGGGTTTTGAAAGTGATATTAGACGTTGGGAAAAGATGTATAAACGTGAGTATTATGACTTTCTAATTCGTAAAAAAACAAATTACAAACAAGCCACAGAATGGATTGATCCAAAATTCAATGATAAAATTGACTGCGAACATATTAAACACACTATGGAAAAAATAGTACGTGAAGAAAAATTACATATTAGAAAAATCAAAACGGAACACTTACAAAGGTTAGTAGACGATAAAGATTTTATTAATGATATACGCACTAACACCAAAAAATACACCGAACCCGTTTAATTTGACAACATCTAAATATACGCATATAATAAACACATGAAATACGCACTTATTGACACTGCCAATACATTCTTCCGTGCCCGTCACATTGCATCACGTAATAGTGACACATGGGAAAAGATAGGAATGGCATTACATCTAACACTTGCCTCATGTAATCAAATCGTGAGGAAGTTTGGAATTGACCATGTTGTTTTCTGTCTCGAAGGTAGATCCTGGCGTAAGGACTATTACGAACCATACAAAAAAAATCGTATAGTTGATGCTCAGTCTCAAACAGAGGCTGAGAAGGAAGAAAATCAAATGTTTTGGGAAACGTATGATGCCTTCACAACGCACCTTCGTGAGAAGACCAATTGTAGTGTGTTGCGTTGCCCCACTGCAGAGGCAGATGATTTAATCGCACGTTTTATTCATTTACATCCTGATGATGAACATTTTATCATCAGCACAGATAGCGACTACATACAATTAATAAATCCAAAAGTTGTGCAATATAATGGTGTCACTAATGAGTTAATTACAATAAATGGTTATCTAAAAGAATCAGGTAAACCAGTAATAGATAAGAAAACTAAAGAACCTAAACTACTTGAAGATCCACAATTTTTACTATTCAAAAAATTAGTCAGAGGAGATTCATCAGACAACGTATTCGCATCCTATCCGGGAGCTAGAGAAAAAGGCACTAAGAACAAAGTTGGCATTCGTGAGGCATTTGAAGATAGAAACAAGCGGGGATTTAATTATAACAATTTCATGTTGCAACGTTGGTTAGACCACAATAATGTTGAACACAAAGTGCTTGATGACTATAAACGAAATCAAATTTTGATTGACTTAACCGCACAACCCGATGATATTAAACAAGCGGTTGATGATGTAATTAAAAATGGTGTTCGTACTGAACACATTTCACAAATTGGAATTCACTTTATGAAATTCTGTGGGAAGTATGAACTTGAAAAAATATCTCAAAATGTTGAGACATATAGTAAGTGGCTAAATAGTCCTTATACAGGTGTATTGTATGAATCACATTCTATATAAACAAATCTAAAATGTTTAAGTATACTGAACCTGAATTCAAAGTTAAAACACTTAAAAGTGGAGACAAAGACTTTGCATTTAGTCCGGATGGTGTTATGCTAGTATCACGTGCCACTATAGAAATTAGTCAACGCTGTCCGGAAAATTACAGGGATCTTATACTAGAGTGTATGACTCATGGTTGGATTAGACCTGTTGCAAATATGAAAGAGTCAGAATTTGTTTGGGAAACATTACAGAAATAAAAATAGAGAAATATAATGCCAAGTTTATCTGAATATTTTGAACGCACCCGGTACAAGGCTAAATACGAATTCGGTACAAGAGTCTTTGGGTATTGGAATAAAATTCCATTTATCGGGGCTGTTGGCTCTGATAGTGTAATTAATGACTTAGAAGGTCCAAGACTTACTATCACACTTGATTTACCAATTAAGTTTGATAATAGAATCTATAATGTTATAATAGTTAAGCATAAAGACATTAAGAGATTAAAAAATTATGATACAGAGGAAAAACATGATAAAAACATTAATAGCAAAACCAGTAGTGAAGAACCAGTTCTGGATAGTAACAAACGGAAAAGAAAAAGTAGGTAACGTTACTGCTGATGGATCAGGATTTGAACTTAAATTAAATGGTAGTAAATCTCATTATAAGAATACACGTAGTATTGAGAGAATTACAAATATCAAGTTTGAAAACATTGGTAAACTAAGTAATAAAAAAGCCGATGTTCCTTTTAAAGAATATCCAACAACATCTAAGGTTTTTAACTCTATTTTAGATATTAAACGTAAGTTACATCTATTCACAAAAACCACTAAAAGCAAATGTTTTTATGCCGCAGGATGGTACACAATACAACAGGGTATAGAACAAAAAGCAATTATGTGCCCTAAATACATCTTTATACAGCGTTATCCGTATAAAGGACCATTCAAAACTAAATCCGAAGCGGAAAGTCAGATAAATAGTACATGCTAAATATAAAACGGTTCATAGAAAAAGTAACCAATAGTGATTCTAAATCAAGTAATACTCTTGTTCTTCCTATATTGGAAGCCAGATTATTGCGTGATGAGATTGCTAAATTGATTGCAGATAACTATGAATTGTTAAGTAAGCAGAAGGGAGCCACTGATGATAACATACAAGTTGAAATCACCGGTGGTACTTGGTAATGAGCAGAACGCAACCAAAAGTAATTTTAGAAATAGTTGATAAAACAACATACAAATGTGACCAAATCGTTGAAGCCGCAGGAATATGGGCGGTATTTTATGACGGACAATCAATCAATCTAAAATCACAACATTATCAAGATCCTGACGCTACTCCTAAATATAAAAAGACTAGTTTTAGTAATCCTGGTCATGCAAGAAACCTGTGTCGTAAACTTAACGCACAATTTAAAACAGATAAATTTAGTGTCGTGTTTATGAACAACGGTACCAAAGTTTATCCTGATGACTAAACGCAAGTTAATAAAAGAAACAATAACAGACGCGGTACTAGACCAACTCTCTGATCCAAAAGTCACTCCTGAAAAAGCAATGAAAATTTGGTGGTTCACTCAACCATCATCAACTAATTTACGTCTTACACCGCAAGGCGATCAGGCATTACGTGATGCTGAAATTGAATTTTTTGATTTACCCATATCTATAGATCCTAGTACATGGTATTCCTTTATTACCCGGTGCGGAAAGAAATTGAAATGCCCCTACTATATAGGTGTAAATAAAGTAGAGAACGAAAAGAAATCTCCGTTCATTAGATTATATGATAGTAAAATTGCAGTGGTAATGACATTGTATGGAGATATACATAGTTACTTAGATTCTATAAAGGAACGACAATGACAGACGAAAAGAAAAGTAAAAACCCATTTATCAATATGGCTAACGATGCTAAAAAGAAAAATCAAGGAGAACATCCTGGCTTAGGCAAAGCACCAAAGAAACAAGGACCTAAACCAACTAAAGGATTTGGTGGTAGCAGTGTAGTTCGTAGAACTGGTCGCGGCGGATAAATATTTGTCAACGGATTGTATGGCTAGTGCGTTATATATATGTAAGTACATTTTTATAAAGGAAAATAAAATGAAAC